AAATAAAACATCTCAACACAACACAATTCAAATCAACGCACAAAAACAAATTTCACGCTGTTTTATCACAACAACAAATTTTACGCTGTTTTATCGCATTACTACTAGCAACATGTCTTCACTGTATTATTTGTCTGCTCGTTCACAAGCTGATATCAGATTGGCTCATAAGCGAGGTTTGGGCTTCATGGAGCACAAGCTGGAGAGAAAAGGAGATCGAGGTAATACTAAGTACTGGGGGGAGTTCCATGTTTGTTATGGAGCAAAATTGCTGTACCTCATGTCAAATGCAACTCCAAGCACCTGTAAACAGTTCCTGGAACTGTCAAATACAGAAAAGGCACAAGTCATGGAAAAGTGTAGCAAAGCTTTGATCAGCGGGCTCACTTATGACTTTAATAGTGAAGTATGGATTTGCCCTGAATGTGGAGAGTGTGAAGATAAATTCTTCAAGAAGTGTGAGTGCGGCACGAAGTTTTTCTTCAGTGAACGCACATTGATGAAATCGCTTTCAACTCTTAAGTACAAGTCGGACTTGACCTATGAACAAATTGATGCCCTCGACATCAGTTACATGATGAGCATGTTAGCAGATGAAGAGGCTGAAGGGGAAAGTCCTATGGGAGAGAGTGAGTATGAAACATCCAGTAACCCAATACTCACAGTATGCGGAGAGAAGATATTTGAAGAAGTGAAAGGACCTGTTTTCACTCCAAACGTTGAGGAAGCTTGGACTATTAAGATTGGCTTAATTGACGTACCACTAGTCCACATCAGGGAAACTCCAGTGACAGTGGGACAGGAGAACAGTCTTCTTAAATCAACTGGGTTTACGCTCTCTACACCAAGTGAACCAATTACAGAATCTCTTGAAGATAAAGTTGAGGAAGCTGTTCAACTTGCACTTGAAGTTGGAAATGTAATCGCTGAGAAGAAGGAATTCAAGTTGAAACCATATAAGAGCTCAAACCTTGCATGGAATCGAGTTTTAATAAGTCACAAGAAAGCAAGGCACGAAATGAGAGAAATGATGCAGCAGCGACTGGAAAAGGAGAGAAACATTTTTTCTGATCTTGAAAGGAGACTAAATCTGCGACACAGGAGGAAGAACCAGAGGGTTGTACGAGATAAAAGAGGCACATATCGATGGAAGAATAAGAAGCAAACACGCAAACAAAACGAAGTATTCCCAGTGACTGATTCTATTGTTAACACAATTGATCATGTCCAACATGAACCGGCCCTGTGGTTCAATGCTGACACCCGTGGTCTCAAATGCGCCACTTCAAAGAGATTAAAGACCCCACAAAAATTTGTCAGACTGAAGGGAGCTGGAGTTGTTAGTCACGTAACGCGAGCGTTATGTAAAATTGCAAAAACCCAGAGTTTAACAATTGAGTTGATAGCAGGTCGGAAGAAGCGTGTTATTCGCCAAAGAGGAGGGAGAAGCTACGTTGATTTAAAGCATATGATTGGTCTAAAACGTAGGGTCGACCTTGAAGATTCGAAAGAAATGCACATGCTATTTGAAGGAGTCTGCGATTCATTAGTCAAGAAGTTCACAGTTAAAGCGGAATCTTTAAGTAAAGGTTCAAGTGGCTTGATCATGAAACCTTCATTTGGCAGCCTAGTGGGTCGCTTTAAAGGGAATTATTTCATTGTTCGCGGAAGATGTGACGAGCGCTTACTTGACGCTCGATCGAAGTTGACATGGAATACAGTAATGAATATGGAACACTACAGTGATGTCGCTGAAAAGTTTTGGCTTGGCTTCAATAGAGCTTTCTTACGCCATAGGAAACCATCAGACCATACATGCTCATCTGATATGGACGTGACGATGTGCGGGGAAGTTGCTGCTCTAGCCACTTTAGTTCTATTCCCTTGCCACAAAATCACTTGCAATGCTTGCATGGGAAAGGTCAAGGGAAGGGTCATCGATGAAGTTGGAGAGGATTTAAATTATGAACTTGAGCGATTACGGGAAACACTTAACTCATATAGTGGTTCTTTTGGTCATGTCTCTACACTACTGGATCAGCTCAACAAGGTTCTAAACGCTCGCAATACAAATGACGGAGCATTCAAGGAGATTGCAAGAAAGATAGATGAAAAGAAGGAGAGCCCATGGACGCACATGTCAGCAATTAATAACGTATTAATTAAAGGTTCATTAGCCACCGGGTTTGAATTCGAGAGGGCTTCTGATCATCTGCGGGAAATTGTTAGATGGCATCTGAAGCGAACCGAGTCAATTAAAGCTGGAAGTGTTGAAAGCTTCCGGAACAAGCGATCTGGTAAAGCACATTTCAACCCTGCTTTAACATGTGACAACCAATTAGACAGAAACGGAAACTTTCTGTGGGGCGAGCGCCAATATCATGCTAAACGATTCTTTGTGAATTACTTTGAGAAAGTTGATCATGGTAAAGGCTATGAGCACTATAGCATCCGAAAGAATCCTAACGGAGTCAGGAAAATCGCCATCGGCAATTTAATATTTTCGACAAATTTGGAACGCTTCCGGCAGCAGATGGTCGAGAATCACATAGAGCAAGGACCCATTACTCGTGAATGTATTTCATTGAGAAATAACAATTACGTTCACGTTTGTAGTTGTGTCACCCTTGATGATGGCACACCTGCGACCAGTGAGCTCAAGACTCCAACCAAGAATCATCTTGTTCTCGGGAACTCTGGGGATGCAAAGTACGTTGATTTACCGACCCTTGAAGTTGATTCAATGTTCATAGCAAAGGAAGGCTACTGTTACATGAATATATTCTTAGCAATGCTAGTGAACATACCCGAGGGAGAGGCAAAAGATTTTACGAAAAGAGTCCGAGATCTTGTTGGTGCAAAGCTTGGACAATGGCCAACCATGTTAGACGTAGCAACTTGCGCAAACCAATTAGTGATATTTCATCCAGATGCTGCAAGTGCTGAGCTACCGCGAATTCTTGTTGATCATAAACACAAGGTTATGCATGTAATGGATTCTTTCGGATCTGTTGATTCTGGATACCACATTCTCAAAGCGAACACTGTCAATCAATTAATTCAATTTGCACGCGAACCTTTGGACAGTGAGTTAAAGCATTACCTTGTTGGCGGAGACTTGTTTGATCCAACCATGGATTGCTTACACCAGCTTATCAGACGAATTTACAAGCCAAATGACTTGCTGGAATTACTCAAAGATGAACCTCATCTGATCGTTATTGCTTTAATGTCACCAAGCGTTCTTCTGACATTATTTAATAGTGGGGCGGTGGAGCATGCGCTCAGTTATTGGATCAAAAGAGATCAAGATGTCGTTGAAACAATTGTGCTAGTTGAGCAATTAAGCAAGAAGGTTACACTAGCGCGAACAATTTTAGAACAATTCAACGAGATTCGTCAGAATGCAAGGGATGTTAAGGAGATAATGGAGAGAGGGTCAAGACCATGGATCTCATACGATCGAGCACTAACAATGCTCGAAATGTTTGCCAACTCACACTTAACTGATGAGGGTTTAATTAAGCAAGGCTTTTCGACGCTTGACCCGAAGTTACGAGTTGCTGTGGAAAAAACCTACGCCGCCCTCTTGCAGGAAGAGTGGAATGCATTAAGTTTACGACAGCGCTTATACTTAAGGTACTATGCATACAAGGCACGCCCGTCTTTTTCAAGATATTTAAAGCCCACCGCGCTCGCAGATTTAAACATTGTTTACGACTTCTCACCACGACATTGTGCACGCGAGGTCGGGAAAGCACTGTGGTATCCTGTACAGATATGCAAAAAGGTAGTTACACGGGTGGCGTGCAAAAGCGGTGAGTTTGCTCGGCGAAGTGTCGTGCGGGGCTGTCAATACGTCTTTAAGGACCTGTTACAGTTTGTGAATGTCATACTTGTTCTCAGTTTATTGCTTCAAATATTCAAAACGATTCAAGGTTACGCACATGAGCATAGGCAGCTTCAGAAATTCAATGAAGAGAGAGAGCGAGAACAAGAATTTAGGGAGCTTGAGTCTTTGTACGCGAAGCTTGTACTCAAAACAGGTGAGCAACCCACTGTCGAGGAATTTGTTGAATATGTCAAGATCAAGCAACCATCTCTTGTGGAAAAGGCGGTGCTTTTAACAAGCAAGGTCGTCACATTTCAAGCAAAAACAAACAATGAAAAGAAATTAGAGCAGATTATCGCATTCATCACTCTCATAATGATGATGGTAGACACTGACAAGAGTGATTGTTTGTACAGAATTTTAAATAAGTTTAAAGGAATCATGGCATCAGATGCGACGAACGCGTATCACCAATCCCTTGATGATATCACTGATCTCTTTGAAGACAAACAACTCACGATCGACTTTGACTTGTCCACAGATGATCAAATCAACAGAGGACCAATTGATGTAACGTTCGAGAAATGGTGGGACAATCAACTGTCATCTAATCACGTCACGAGTCACTATCGCATTGGGGGTCACTTTCTTGAGTTTTCACGCAGCAATGCAGCTACTGTTGCATCCGAAATTGCACATAGCTCGGAGCGTGAATTTCTCATACGTGGAGCAGTTGGCAGCGGTAAATCCACAAATTTACCTTTTCTTCTGAGTGGGCACGGCAATGTTTTATTAGTGGAACCAACGCGCCCATTGTGTGAAAATGTTTGCAAACAGCTTCGAGGAACACCATTCCATTGTAATCCGACAATTAGAATGCGAGGCTTATCATCATTCGGTTCCTCAAAGATTACGATAATGACGAGTGGTTTTGCCCTTCACTACTTTGCGCACAATGTGGATCAGTTGCGGGAGTTTGATTTTATAATTTTCGATGAATGTCACGTAATTGATTGCCAAGCAATGGGACTGTATTGCTTAATGAGTGGACATAATGTCGAGACTAAGCTCCTTAAAGTCTCAGCAACACCGCCTGGGCGTGAAGTCGAATTTTCAACTCAATATCCTGTTAAAATACTCATGGAGGAATCGATCAGTTTTCAACAATTGGTTGCAAATTTTGGAACTGGGGCAAACAGTGATGTGACAGTAAATGCCGACAACATACTTGTTTATGTGTCTAGTTACAATGAAGTTGACCAACTTAGTAAACTTCTTAACGACCGCGGTTACCTAGTAACTAAGGTTGACGGGAGGACAATGAAGGTTGGCAAGACTGAAATTGAAACTAAAGGCACGAAAAACAAGAAACACTTCATCGTAGCCACAAACATAATTGAAAATGGAGTGACACTTGACATTGACGCAGTCATTGACTTTGGTATGAAGGTTGTTGCGGAAATGGATTCGGACAATCGGGTAATTCGATACTCCAAACGAAGTATTAGTTATGGAGAAAGAATTCAAAGACTCGGTCGCGTGGGTAGGCACAAAGATGGAATTGCCCTTAGAATTGGTCACACTGAAAAGGGAATTCAGGAAATCCCTGAAATGGTTGCTACTGAAGCTGCGTTTCTTAGTTTTGCATACGGATTACCTGTCATGACACATAATGTTGGTCTCAGCATCTTGAAGAAATGCACTGTTAGACAAGCACGAACCATGCTACAATATGAGTTAAGTCCTTTCTTTACCCAATGTTTGGTCAACTTTGATGGAACAGTTCATCCCAAAATCAATGAGATTCTGCGTCCGTACAAGCTTCGCGACAGCGAAATCAAGCTTAGTGAATCTGCAATTCCACATGGGGTGCGTTCAATTTGGTTGTCAGTTCATGATTACGAATCAGTGGGTATAAGGCTCAATCTTGATCAAAATATCAGGATTCCTTTCTATGTGCGTGATGTTCCAGAGAGGGTTTATGAACAAATTTGGCAGGCAGTCGAAATTTACAAGCGAGATCATACATTTGGAAGAATTTCAAGTACCTCAGCAGGAAAGATAGCATACACCCTTCGAACTGACGTTCATGCGATTCCAAGGACATTGCTCACGATAGATAAATTGATTGAAAGTGAAAATGCCAAGCATGCTCACTTTAAAGCGATGACAAGCTGCACTGGAATGGCTTCAAGTTTTTCACTCCTTGGCATAATCAATAGCATCCAGAGCCGGTACTTAGTTGATCACTCAGTTGAGAACATTCGGAAATTACACATGGCAAAATCTCAAATTCAGCAATTAAGTGCGAATATGAATGATTGCAATGTTTTGGAGGTGGTGCAATCTCTTGGAGCTGTTAGAAGTGTGTATCATCAGAACGTGGATGGTGTGGCCCATATTAAGAAAGAACTCGGTCTTCGTGGAATTTGGGATAAAACTCTCATGGTCAGAGATGCACTGGTTTGCGGATTTACTTTGGGTGGTGGGGCAATGTTAGTTTATCAGTATCTAAAGGACCAATTTGCAAGCAGACACGTCTACCACCAAGGTTTCTCAGCCAGGCAAAGACAAAAACTTCGATTTCGAGCAGCGGCACATGCAAAACTGGGTAAGGAAGTGTTTGGAACAGATGGCGCAATTGAACACTATTTTGGTGAAGCGTATACGAAACGAGGAAATAAGGAAGGAAAAATGCATGGGATGGGGATCAAAGTCAGAAAGTTCGTTGCAACATACGGCTTTAAACCGGAGGATTATTCATACGTGCGATACTTGGATCCGTTAACTGGAGAGACACTTGATGAGAGCCCTAACACTGATGTCTCTCTAGTGCAAGAGCATTTCGATGAAGTTCGCACAAAATTCTTAGATGCGGATAAACTCGATCGACAACGAATCATTAGCAATGGAGGAATCAAGGCATTTTATGTGCGCAACGCTACAAAAACAGCACTCGAAGTTGATCTCACACCACATAATCCGCTCAAAGTTTGCGATAATAAGCTCACAATTGCTGGATTCCCAGATCGTGAATTTGAATTGAGACAAACAGGGCCCGCAAGGCCAATTGATGTCACCAATGTTCCAGCATCTTCAAAAGCTGTACTCCACGAAGGAAAAAGTTTGTGTAATGGGATGCGCAATTATAATGGAATTGCTTCTGTCGTCTGCCATCTTCAGAACACATCGGGGTCTGGTCGCAGTTTATACGGAATAGGTTACAATTCGTATATCATTACAAATCGGCACTTATTTCGTGAGAACAACGGCAGGCTAATAGTTAAAACTCAGCATGGACAGTTTGTAATCCAAAATACATGCACTCTGAAAGTAGCACCCATTGGAAAGACAGATATTGCTGTTATCCGTATGCCGAAAGACTTTCCTCCGTTTCATAGTCGCGCGAAGTTTAGACACATGAACTCGACAGACAAAGTTTGTATGGTGGGAGTTGATTATCAAGAAAATCACATAGCCAGTAAAGTATGTGAGACCAGCGGAATCAGTTCTGGTGAGGGTGATTTTGGAAGCCACTGGATATCAACCAACGACGGGGATTGTGGATGCCCACTTGTATGCGTGTCTGATGGCTATATAGTTGGATTACACAGTTTATCTAGCTCAGACAATTCACAGAATTACTTTGCAAAAATACCTGAGGATTTTGAAGAGCAAATTCTTAGACGATTAGATAAGCTAGAGTGGAGTAATCATTGGCGCTACAACCCGAACAGCCTCAGCTGGGGAGCCTTAAAAGTTTGGGAAAGTCGACCCGAAGCGATTTTTAATGCCAAGAAGGAGGTACAACATTTGAACACATTTGAGCAAAGTGGCAAAAAGTGGTTATTTAATCAGTTGCATGGGAATCTGAAGGGCGTTGCCGAGGCACCAAGTAATTTGGTTACTAAGCACGTTGTGAAAGGGCCGTGCATGTTGTTCCAACAATATTTGAACTGCAATGATGACGCTAAGCAATTCTTTTCACCCTTGATGGGACATTATATGAAGAGTGTGCTCAACAAAGAAGCTTATGCTAAAGATTTGCTTAAGTACTCAAGTGATATTATTGTTGGTGAGGTTGACCACAATATCTTTGAAGAAAGTGTTCAACAAGTCATTGAATTACTGAATGATCATGAGTGTCCAGAGCTGGAATATGTCACTGACGGAGATATTGTGATACAGTCAATGAACATGGATGCAGCTGTTGGTGCTTTGTATGCTGGAAAGAAACGGAAATATTTTGAAAACTCAACAGCTGATGAAAGACGTGCTCTTGTGAAAGCCAGTTGCCATAGATTGTACGAAGGAAGAATGGGCATTTGGAATGGTTCATTGAAAGCTGAAGTGAGACCAGCGGAAAAGGTTCTTGCTTCAAAAACTCGCACCTTTACGGCTGCTCCGATTGACACATTACTAGGAGTTAAGGTTTGTGTTGATGATTTCAATAATTGGTTTTACAGCAAGAATATGGTTTGCCCTTGGACGGTTGGAATGACAAAATTCTACAAGGGATGGGATGAGTTTCTTCGAAAGTTCCCAGACGGCTGGGTGTACTGCGACGCTGACGGATCACAATTTGACAGTTCATTAACTCCATATCTCCTCAATGCTGTACTAGAGGTACGTTTATGGGCAATGGAACCATGGGATATTGGCGAACAAATGTTGCGGAACTTGTATGGAGAAATCACGTACACACCAATCCTCACACCAGACGGAACAATTGTCAAGAAATTCAAAGGAAACAACAGTGGTCAACCATCAACTGTTGTTGACAATACATTAATGGTGTTGATCACGATGTATTACGCTTTGAGAAAAGCAGGCTACGATCGTGAAAAGCAAGAACAAGTGTGCGTGTTTTACATCAATGGTGACGATTTATGCATAGCAGTTCACCCTGAACATGAAAGTTTACTTGACACTTTATCATCATCTTTTGCAGAACTTGGTCTCAAGTACGACTTCTCATCAAGGTACCGAGACAAACAAGAGCTTTGGTTCATGTCTCATCGTGGTATTTTAATTGAAGATATGTACATCCCAAAGCTCGAACCTGAGCGCATAGTGGCCATTCTTGAATGGGATAAGTCTAAGTTACCTGAACATAGGCTTGAAGCTATAATGGCAGCTATCATTGAGTCGTGGGGCTATGAAGAACTCACAGATCAAATCCGCAAATTTTACCAGTGGGTTCTAGAACAAGCTCCGTACAATGAACTTGCAAAACAAGGCAAAGCACCATACGTTTCTGAGCTTGGTCTTAGAAGATTGTACACTAGCGTTCGCGGATCCTGTGCGGAGTTAGAAGTGTACCTTTCGAAATACTTTGAGGACGAAAGTGGAGACACACCAGAACTCGTAGTATATCACGAATCTGTGAATCCAACTAAGCAAACTATGGCCTCGTTGCAAAATAAGAACGTCTTCTATCAGTCAAAGGATGGTGCCGTAGACGCTGGTGTTAATGCTAAGTTAAAAGAAAAGGAAGAAAAAGAAAAAGAAAAAGAAAAAGAGAAAGAAAAGGAAAAAGAGAAAGAGAAGACGAAAGATGAACCTGAGGCATCTAATCAGAATTCAGAATCAAAGACGGATGGGGAGAGAGACCGAGATGTCAACGCTGGGACGGTGGGGAGTTTTACTGTTCCTCGAATTAAAACATTTACTGATAAAATGGTTCTACCTAAGTTCAGAGGAAAAACTGTTTTGAACTTAAATCATTTGATTCAGTATAATCCGCAGCAGATAGACATCTCAAATACGCGTGCCACCCAAAGCCAATTTGATAAATGGTATGAGGGTGTGCGTACTGACTATGGGCTTAATGACAATGAAATGCAAGTGATGTTAAATGGCCTAATGGTTTGGTGCATTGAAAATGGCACTTCTCCAGATGTATCTGGCGTCTGGGTTATGATGGATGGTGATACTCAAGTCGACTATCCTGTCAAACCATTAATTGAACACGCAACGCCAACATTTCGTCAAATTATGGCACATTTCAGTAATGCGGCAGAGGCATACATTGCGAAAAGGAATGCAACAGAACGATATATGCCTCGTTATGGATTAAAGCGAAATTTGACTGACATAAGTCTCGCCAGATATGCCTTCGATTTCTATGAAATAAATTCAAAAACTCCTGACCGAGCTCGCGAAGCTCATATGCAGATGAAGGCAGCGGCTCTCCGCAACGCTAATAGGCGCTTATTTGGAATTGACGGCAGCGTCAGTAACAGGGAAGAGAACACGGAGAGACACACTGTTGAAGATGTCGATCGCGACATGCACTCTCCCCTTGGAATGCGTAAGTGATGTTGGCTAGGCCTGGCTTAGCCGTGTTCCCCCTATAGTACAGGTAACCGTATCTAATAGAGTGGTCTTACCACCATATTTACGTTTTAGTGAGGGTGGCCCTCCTTGTTACTTATATTATTCGAGTTCTCTAAGCTTTGTCTCAGTGTGGGTGTCCCACGTGTATTCAAATCTTTTAGAATGAGAGAAAAAA